CTTAGGTAAATTACTTCTAGTATCTAATGGATCCGTCCATACAGTATCTCTGTCAAATGTAGATCGTTTTTGACCTGGATCTTTTTTAGGTCTTTCTTTTATACCGTATCCGTAATCTATGCTGTCGTAATCATCACTGTCGCCTTTCTTTTGAGTAAACAGTTTACCTTTGTATTTAGGATCACGCCATTTAGCAGATTCTTCCATATCTTCATAATCTTTAGGATCATGTTTTTCATAATGGAAATGCTCTAATGCCTCTTGACGACTCCAACCGTATTTTCGCATTAGGTGTCGAATCTTTTTCTCTTCGTCGTCCTCGTGATGAGCGTTTTCTTTTACATCTTTTTTAGACATTTTTTCGCTTTCACGACGAGCTTTATCACTCATATTAGTAACTTTACCACGGCCATCTTTCTTTTCAGCTTTTTTCCATTCGCCTTCTTCTTTCCAACGAACTACATTGCCTTTTTCATCTTTTTCTTCTGTACGTTCTTCTTTAATAGTGTCATACAAACTTTGTAAACGGCTAGCAACTTCTTCGTGCATTGGGTGACGCAATGGATTTGTTCCTGGTGCGCGAGCCATCGGACTTACTTTGGCTTTGCTATTCATGTCATCACCGCTGAATGTAACAGCATCAATTCCATGTGTGTGATGGCCACTACTGCCGTCTGCACTGTTTTCCCAATGCTCATCATCTTCGCCCACTGCTTCTTCCATTTCTTCTTCTGGAGCAGTAGTTAAAGGACTATCTTGGCCTGCCATTTCTTGTTCCATACTGTGAACCATATCACCGATTAAAGGCTCTTCTTCACCGCCTTGAGCATGTGCATGATGAGGTTCTGTAGTCATTGCACCTGTTTCGCCGTGTTCGATATCTCGTAGCACAGCCATTAAACTTTTAATTCCATCTGCACCACTACCATTCATACTAACATTCATAGTTACTGTATTAGGTTGTTCTGCGTGTGCAATAGGTGCTGGGCCGCCAATAGTAACGATGCCCTCATCAATACTTTTTAATTTTGATACTAAATCTTCTAAATTCATTATTTCGCTCCCTTCATTGGATCAGTGATTTTGACCTGTTTAGTAAAAATGTTTGAAAACTTTTTAGTTTCAACTTTTACTTGTTTTCCAGGAGTTTCTTTACTGTGTTTAGGCACACTTGGTGCTAAGATTTCATCGTTAACACCTTTGTATTGCGTTCCTGTTGTGCGTGGATCTTTAGCAAGGTCTGCTAAGAAACTCATTTTGTGCGATTCACTAGTTAATTCTTGACCGCCAGGAGCATACTCTAATTCATGTTTATTTAAAAATGATTCACCTGTGCGTTCGTCATTCTCGTGATTTAAATCGTGTTCTGCAACTTCTGCCATATTCATTGCTTTAACTTCTGATAATGATTTTCCTAATGCAGAAGCAATTAAATCACGTATTTGATGGTTAGTTGCTGGGTAATCTACTGTTACATCATATACTGACATTGACAAGTTTTTATGTTCAGGAAATTCTGAATGACGAATTTGTACCGGTGTACGTTTTCCTTCACTGACGCTTCCAACATGGAATTGTGCCAATGCGGCTTTAATTTGAGAAGCACAATCTTTCGGGCATTCCCCGATAATTTTTACTTTAAATTCGTAAATCTTCTTGCTTTCCATTAAGTATTCTTTAAATGATTTCATAGTATAATCCCAGTATTGTATTTATTTCAAATTCTTTAATTTCTCAAGCAAGCTATTACGGTCAGTAATAATAACTCCATCGCCCTGCAATGTAACTCCTTCATCGGCACTATTAGCTTCTTGATCTAACTTTTGTTTCTTTAACTGTAAGTCGATCATTTTTAACTTTTTGTCTAATTTAGCAGTTTTAGCTTGGATTGCATTTCCTAACATACTAGCCGCAACTTCGAATAGTCGACCACTGTAACGTGCCTCAACATTCATACCAAGATCCATGATATCTTCATATGCATCTGTAGCTTTTTTTGCTAACTCATCTAATTCTGCATCACCCAAATCGCCTAGTCCTTTTACTTGTGGTAATGCGGCTGAAATCTTATCAAACTCATTCATATCTCGTATAAATGGAGCCGCAACTTCAGCTTTAGTTTTTTCTTTTTCTTCCTGTTTAACAATCTTTTTGCTTTCAGGCAGGTTTAATATTTCTTCTAATTTTCTAGTCATAATACTACTTATACTTGGCTAAAAATATCGTTTTCATTTAAGATACGAAATCGGATACCTTGTTGTTTACACCATAGTCCAGCACTAGCCCACTTAGCTTGATTTTTAACAAATTGTGCTTGATTATATTTGTTTTTACCTACACGTTCTAAAATTGTTTGGCTTGCGGGTTTTATTTCAATTAATTCGGTGAGTATTTTTCCATGTTTATCCATATATTGAATAAAAAAATCCGGAACATATACTGTATGCCTTCCAGTTAAAGGATCTCTATAAGGAATTTGAACTGCTTCGCTTGCCCATTTTAATATGCTTTTGTTTGTATCACAAAAGTTCATAAAAGTTAATTCCCAACTTGAACGATATGTAGGAATTTTAGTACCGACATATTTTTCTGGGTGTTTCATAGAAAACTTGCCACGAGCGAATTTAGAAGGCATATTAAATTAAAATATTTCTACTTTCGTAACTGTTTGCTACTGGCTGGATTCGATATCCTAGAAAACTAGTTTTTTCTCTATAACTATTCAATACCTGAGCAACAACTTGACTTAATTGTACATCGGTTAGCCCTTTTAGTTTATCTAATAAAGTAAAAACATTTACATTTTCAACTCGAGCTTGTGTTAATAATATAATAGCAGTACTTCTAGCGCTGACTGTATCAAATCCTCTTTTTTGAAAAAAACCTACTGTAGCATCAACTTGCTGTGTAGGAAAACTAATAGGAGTTGAAAAATAATTATTAAAAAATGTTTTAACATCAGTAACGGTATTCGTTGCCATAATTAAGGTCCTTGTGAAAAATCTTCACCGCCATCATCTGCTGGAGTTAACGTCGAAGGAATATCTGAATTCTCATCAGTACCGTCGCCACCATCACTACCTTCCGCATCTGACTCATCGCCAACCGCTGGACCAATACCACCATCTCCTGAAGGTATTGCTGTATCACTATTATCACCAGTTGGAGCAAGTGAAGCACTGTCCATATTTCCTATTCCGGATTCAGTAGCATTAGTTAGATCTGATGCACTAGACGATCCTGGAAAACTAAATCCTGATAACGCACCGGCGGCTCCACTAAGTCCGTTTAGTAGGCCTAAACCTCCGGCGGCACCTAATGCTAATGCACCTACACCTAATGCTGTTCCAAGAGCCGAACTACTAGATCCTGCTGTAGATTGTGTATTCTGATAATTATTAATTGTATTAATTGTATTGTTCAGGATGCCTGGCGCAAGACTTTCCATATCCAATGCTTGTACAAAACTTGGATCAATAACAGATGGATCAGGATTAATACCAGTCAATGTACTAGGTGTGGTATCATAATGTACAACACCAAAACCTTCTGGTGCGCCGGTAGCAACTACCCCTTGATTATAAGATACTGCTTCATATGATATAACCATTGTAAATTCATGTACAGTAGTTTTTGACCAATCTAATCCCATCCCGTCCCATGATTTTATTATAGGATTTATTAATTTTACGCTGACAAATTCGTGTCTTGCCATCTGGCTAATAAGAATATAATTAAAAAATGGGTTCGTAGAACCGTTGTCTAATCCGTAAGGATGGTTAATATAGTTACTGCTTTTTGTTGCGGTTCTATCATAAGATCCGGCAGTATTTGCACTTATTGGATCAGCATAATAATATGCATAATAGTTTTGCCACATTTGATTTACTAAACCCATGTTATCATCATAAAACTTGATGATAACATCGCCAGGAACATGTCTAGTTTGTATTTGTTTATGTCTATTGTATTGATTAACATCTTCTACTTTAATTTCAAACTTAGGCAATGTTACTGATTTTGCCAACATATTAAGTTCGTTACCATATGTTGAAAATATAGCCGTGTTTTTTAAAGCCGCTGTGTTAATATTAAAAGATACATGATGTTGAAAATCAAGTTTAGGAGCCAGTCTAAACTGCTGGTCCGAGAACATGCGAGCACCATGCTGCCAATCTTTGAGGATCTTAGTTTGGCCGTTACTGTCGGGCGTGTTTGTAAACTGTAAATCGTTGTTGGCGGTAAATGACATAGTGTAACTATTTATTTAAAAAATAATGTATGTAGTTAATGAATTGTCATTATAAAACCCACTTAGTGGGTTTCATAATTACTTAGTTACTGATCCAGCGCCCGGAGTCGAAGGATAAACCATTACAGCTTTATTTGCTCCGAATGTTCCGCCAACTGTTTGAATTGCATTATCAAAAACAATACTTAATTCGATAACAACTGGTTCATTTGTTTTATAAGCAAGATTACCGTAGGTAACTTTTTGTACATAACAACCATATACTTCCCATGTTTCTAAAACTTGAGGTGTAAATGATCCGTTACCACCGTCCAACATATCGATTTCCATATTGAACTTATAATCGCCTGCTGCCGCAGCCGAACTCTGTTCAAAGAAGTCGAATTGTTTCTGCATTTGTTCACCGACCATGCTAGTAACTTCGCCTGTTTGATTATCACGTAATTTGATAGTCATTGGGCTCCATTTTGGTTTACCTGCATAGTGGATACGACTGTTGTAGATATCAATAATTTGATCTTCCATTTCAACAGTAGGACGCATTGCATCTTGAACTTGTTTTGTAAGTTCGTTTACATTACCGGCTGTAACGCCGAAGTTTGTAAAACTAACTCTGAATCTATACTGTAGTTTAGGCATCAGCAAGCCCTGAGAGCCGGATGATTGATCCCCAGGGGTACCTAGTGGTACTGTAAAGTTTGATAAGGCTGCGATTGACATTTATTTCTCCTAATTATGCGCTTAGACCAGCGATAGCACCAGTATTTTCTAAGCGTAGTGGAATATAAATGAACTCCACGGCTTTAACTGGTTCAATAGCTATGTCAACGTAAAGTTCGCTTGCATCGATTCTAGCTGGTGTGTTGTTGCTTGAATCACATACTACTAAGTAGTCATACAACGCACGTTCTGCTGTAAGTTCTACCATTAACTTAGTAACTTCATTCTTAATCTGAGTACGTGTTATAGTATCGTTTGGTTCAAAGATATATGGTTTAGCCAACTTATTCAATTGATAACGTAAGTAGCAAACTAAACGTGCAACATTAATACGATCCAATGAACTTGCAACTAATTGACGTGTATATTGTCCATAAACAACTAATCCTGTGCCAGCAATATATGTAATTGGGTTTACATGGATTGATGCTAGTGTATCACGTTGTCCACTGTTCAATGCTACAGTCATAAACTCGCCTGTTTGTCCATCAACATAACCAACACTGCTTGCGTTAGTTACACCGCCACGACGTACACCAGCTGGTGCAAACCATGGATAAGAAACATTATCACTTAGTGCGATTGTACGCAACATGATATGACTTGGGGGAACAACAATGTTATTACCTAATAAATCTGTTGTGTAACCCCATGGATAATAAACAGCTGAATAAGGATCTGTAAAGATTAAACCAGTCTGACTATCCACTGTTGCTCCTGCGGTATTATTCCCCCAATTGCTTAATGTAGTTGCATCTGGTGTTAAACGAGCTGGAGTATCATGGATAATGAAAGCAGTTTGTCCGTTGTCAGTGTTTAATCCAACTAATGAACTAGCTGTCTCAATATATCCTGGGCAACTTAATAAGTTAAAAATAACTGTATCTGGTTGACGAATATTTGTATTGCTTTGGATTGTTTCTTCTAATGCTTGTAATACTACTGCACGTTGTGAGAAACGACCTAATTGTGCAACACCATTAGTATTATTGGCTGATTTAGTTACCCAGCGATCTGGATAGTAGTCTGTCATCAATGATGGACTGTTAGCATTGTATATTGTATTGTAGTCCTGTGTGTTAACATAACCAACTTCATAAGATTTAACATTAAAGTCACTACGACGTGTATTAAACAATAATGTTCCTTTTGGATACAATGCTGGGCTTGGACAATCGAAATCAACAAAATCGCTTGTTAATAAACTTGCAATAGTGTCGGGTGCTCCTAAACCTGTATGTGCAGTGACAAACTGTGATTGATCACTCCAACGTGCATCGGCAAACACAATACCATTTTGGCTTGTGTGGTCAGTATTATCAACACGTGACCAAGTTTTTGTTTGGTAGTTATAAACATTGATATTTGGAAAATCTTCTAGATCACTTGTATTAATCCAAATATCACCGTTAGCTAATGCTGACCCACTATTATTTAGAGTAGGTTTAGATGCTGATACAATAGGACCTAGTGGATCTGTTGTTGTTCCACCTACAGCATTTTGTGTATAGTTTAGATATCCTTTCCATTTTGATCCATCATTAATCATGATATCAAAGTTTTCTAAACTATTGTTATACCACAATGTTCCGTTAGCAGGTGCAGTTGTAGGACTTGTAATACTTGCTAATGCAAATGTTGATCCGCTCCACAATGATGAAAGATAATTGTTAGCAACGCCATTTGGATGAGTATAGAAATTCTCAGTAGTTCCAACACTGAATATAGTTGCTAATGGTGTGTTAGTACCATCTACGAATTTAATATCACCGCCTGCAAGATGACTAATAGTAATAGTTGGAGCAGTTAGTGTTCCACTTAATGAAAATACCATGTTGGCATCATTCACGGCAGCTTGTAATGCTGTCAATAATGCATTAGCATCGTTTAAAGCATTGCCAGTTGCATTAAATGTAACTGGTACAGCATTTGTTAAACTTGTGCTTCCAATAGAACTTTCTTGAATTGTAAAACTATAAGTTTCGCTAGTAGCTGTACCAGTGATAGTATTTGATGCAGTGTTTACTAGCTGACTTGTGCTTACTGTATAACTTGTAGCTGTAGTTACTGTTCCTGTTGTTGTTTGATTTAACAAATATGTACCAGTGCCGCCAGCTCCTGAACCAAACGCTTGAATATAACTACCTGTTGTTACACTAGTTCCGCTTAGTAACATGCCTCGGCTAATAGTACCAGTTACCGCTGTAACGTTTAGCACATTAGTTAATGTATAAGTTAATCCTGTTGGAGTACCTGTTGTTGTTACAATGGCTGATCCTGATAGTGTAGTTAATGTGAATGTTGTTGTACCATTCGTGGCACTAATAACATAAGTTGTTGGATTAGCATAACCAGTAATGCTACCTGTTCCGCCTAATGTCCCTGAAATAGTCACTTGCATACCAGTATATAATCCAGTTGTTGTGCAAGAGAATTGACCAGCTGTACCAGTAATTGATACGCCCGACAATGTATTATTTAAGAATGTAGCTGTGATTGCTGTTGCAGTATTAACTGAAGAAATTGATGTACCAGTAGTAACTCCAGTTCCGCTTAATACCATACCAGCTGTATATGTACCAGTAATAGTTCCTGTTGGAGTGAACACGTTACCGGATGTAGTTCCAGAACCATTTGAAATAATACCATATGCACTAGCAGTCAATGGGCTTCCATCAAATGTTGCGTTACTGATTACGTTTGAAGTAATAGTAGTTGCTCCAACACCAGCTCTAGTATATAATTTAGTTCTAAAATAACCGCCTGAAACAGTTAATCCAGAAGTTGAACCTGCTTCGCTATCGTTATATTTTACATAAGTAGTTCCGATAGGTAAGTTGATTCCGCCACCAGTAGGATCTAATGTTGCCAATGCTGATTGTCCGTTTGGAAATAATTGTACAGCTTGCACAACCCATGAACTTGTTGCGGCATTGTATTTTTTAACAAAATAATTTGCACCTTGATTAACTGATGTAGTTTTAACCCAAACACTGCCTGTTGGATAACCATTAACAAAGTTTGTTTGTTGGTAAGTGCCAAATTGTGGAACACTATAGTGTGGGCTCATCTGCAATGCTGGTGGCAAATAATTACCAGCTGTGATACCTAATATAGTTAACCCTGTACCGCTACTATTGCTTATTGTGATACCGCCAGCATTTCCGCCTGAACTACCTGATGTAGTACCATTTGAGTAAATCTGTAGATAGCCATTAATAACTGCGGCTGTTACTCCGGTAATGGCAGCACCATTAATTGCTGTTGCTAATGTAGTAGGGCTAGTAGATGAAGCACCAATCGCACTTGATCCATTAATAGTTAGTGATACTGAACCAGATGTCCATGAACTTGTAGCACTTGTAGCTGTAATTGTTGGCCAACTTGCTTGCCACGCTGAACTACCAACTTCTACCCATGTACCAGCTGGAGTACTAGTTTGATATTTTTTAAACCATAATTTAATTATCGTTGTTGTATTAGCAGAATTGCCTGTTAATACGTAGTCACCTAATGAACCAAAACTAGATAACGGTGTATAATTACCATCGTTTGTCATTAACGCTGTGTTTGTTAGATACATTAGATTATTAATGGATCCTTGATTTGTAAATGTTTGTCCACTGGTACCAGTAGATGAATTCCACTGGAAAATACCAAAATTAGTATCGGCGATATCAAACCATGCTGTTTGATCGGCTGGAGGGCTTGTTGGAATATTTGCATTGCCGATAAGTTGACTTGTATCAACGTTGGCACGTACAACGTATGCACGGTTACTTACACCTAAAAAGCTATAAGCGGCTTGCAATCCATATTCATTAACTTCGCTGGCGTTAATAGGATTATTTTCAGCGTCAGTTTGGAAATAAGGAATACCAAAAGTATTTCCTAAGTCTTGCTGGCTTGTTAGCAAGTATACAGTACCGGCATTAGCTGGCAATGTTCCCGGAGCGATTCCGGTTCCTGCTGAATTCATTTTGTTTGCTTGACTAGCAACAATTAGCAAAGGTACAGTTCCGGGCGCGGCTGGAAGATAGAACGATTCGTCGATTACTGTTACGCTTACGCCTGGGGAATTTAATGTGGCCATTTATATGATCTCCATGATTACATGTTGTTCAAGTATTTATGGCAATTTGATTTTTTACGGTACTTAAGGACCAAGAAAAGGCTTAGAAAAGGCTTATTTTTTTTAAATAGTAGTATGAGACCACTATGTAGTTGCGGGTTAAGACCTGTAGCAATTAACTATTATAAAGGCAAAAAACCATATTACCGCAGTCAATGTGGTGCATGTTTGCGAGGTGTTAAATTACCTCGTTGGAAAAGTTCTGGCTATGTTATGAAATCAATTTGCGATAAATGTGGATTTCGTAGTACTCATCGTGAAATATTTGGAGTATTTCATGTAGATGGTGATTTAAATAATTGCAGGCCTGCAAACTTAAAAACAATTTGTGCTAATTGTGCCCGTGTTCTCCATAAGGAAGGCATTAAATGGCGACAAGGGGATCTTGTTCCGGATTTATAATAGTTTGTACTTTGTCGTACAAATCATCTATGCTAGTATCGTTAGTTAATACATGGTCAAACTTAGTACCGACCCAAGCAGTTTCACTAGCGTGTATGCCTAACTTTTGCATACGAGTTTTAGCCAACATATAATTCATACATTTATCACCGGCATTCATATCAGCGGCATCTTTATACCAATCAGGTTCTGACCCTCTTTTTACACGAATAACAATGCCACCTGCGTCCCTGATACTTTTAATTTCATTAGGAAAACGACAATCACTAATAACAATGTCATCTTTACTAGTGCGTAGTTTATTTTCCAAACTAGCAATCCACATATCATCGTGGAATCCGTTACGACAGACTTCAGTACCCCAGTACTGCAATATATAACGTGGAGTTAAATTAGGCATATTTAAACGGTCGGCCCACCAAGTATCGACTTCTTCTCGCCACTCGCGAGCTTGTTTAGTACGCCCTTCTAGCATGGTGCGATCCCATCCAAACACTGCACTAACAGCGTCTTTTAGACTGTTTGCAAATGATTCTCGTCTATAACCGTGAAAATTAACCAAATAATCAGCGATAGTATCTTTGCCAGAACCAATAAAACCACACACACCTATAATCATAGAGCCCCCTAAGTTAGCTCTAGTATATAACAGTTTTATTACAAGGTCAAGATTTTTCTTAGCCAGTTATGAAATAATAACCAGTTCCGCCGGCAACATACATATCAAGTTCTTTGTCAAGACGTTCAAACTCTTCTTTTGCTTCGCTTAATAAATCTTTACCGTTCAATTGCATACCGCCTGAACCTGGGCCAGCGATAGTTCCGAATTTGCTACGGGCTTGTCCTAAACTAACTTTACAAGTTGCTAAAGTATAATCTTTGAGCCATTGATTAGCTTGATAATCTTGTAATAAGACCCAATCAGGGCGATGATTATAGCATTGTACTAGTATTTGCTCACCCTGAGCAAATGGACGTTGTAAAATATTTAAAATATGAGTAGCTGGCTTCCAATGAAACTCAATATATGATCCAAACATACGTCCTACTAATTTTTGATATCCGGCAAACGCATCATATGTTGCTAAACCACCCATCATACTACCTGACATTAGATATGTATTTGTATATGCTAAGTTAAAAGGTTCAAATAAAGTTCCACCAGCACCGATACCAGTTCTGGATCCAATTGCTCTACGAAATACTTGACGTACTGTAACTACTTCATCAGGTAATCTATATTCGTTTTGATCCTGAATTAGTTCTAAAAATAAGTAACTTTCTTCAACAGAATTTGGGCTTTTTTGTCGATAGCGATTGATAGCACGATCTAAAGCATTTTCATAATGACTTGGATCTAGCTCGACATCAATCATGCCGTCGCCCAGCATTTGTTTACAATAATCGAAAACCTTATTGCGTTCTGCTGTAGAATCACTTTGTGTACTTGATGGTAGTGGATCGGCCATATTTTTACTCTCTTACTATATTTATCTATCGATAAATATGTTACTATGCCAAGATTAAGTCTATACAAACCGGAAAAAGGCAACGATTATCGTTGGGTGGATCGTCAAGCCTCTGAAATGTTCACCGTGGGTGGTACTGATGTTTATATCCACAAATTACTAGGTACAAACACCGACGTTGCAAATGCTACCGCAGATCAGCCAAACTATTCTAGTACACAAGTAACAAATATTCAGGATTTATTATTACTAGAAAATCGTGATAGAAAATACGACAAAGAAATCTACAGAATACGTGGAATTTACAATGTACAAAACGTTGATTTTAATTTAAGTCAATTTGGATTGTTTATTGATAATGATACGCTGTATATGACAGTTCATATTAATGATATTAATAAAATTCTTGGACGTAAACCTATTAGCGGAGATGTATTAGAATTACCTCATCTGCGTGATGATTTTGCCTTAAATGATTTTGATGTAAGTTTGCCTAGATACTACGTTATAGAAGATGTAGGGCGTGCCAGTGAAGGGTTTAGTCAAACTTGGTTCCCACATTTATATCGATTAAAAATTAAAAAGGTCACTGACAATCAACAGTTTGCAGATATTTTTAATCAACCTGCTACAGATTCTAACGGAGATCCTATTGCCGGAGCAAATACTACTTTGCGTGATTTGCTCAGCACTTATAATCAAGAACTTGGCATCAATGTGCAATTAATTTCTCAAGCTGAAAATGATGCACCTTTAAGCGGATATGAAACTAGACAATTTTATACACTAGCATCTGATCCTAGTACTGGAAAACCTGTATTAGAAACAGCCGATGATGAAACAATTTTAGCAAGTTCTGCTGGTACAAGTTTATTAGCTAGTGCTCAAGATGGTGTACCTGTTCGTCCTGGTTACACTGGATTTTTGTTAGGAAATGGTGCTCCTCCAAACGGATACGATTTTGGTATGGGGATTCAATTTCCTTCACAACCGGCAGATAGTGATTTTTTCTTGCGTGTAGATTATTATCCGAATAGATTATTTAGATTTGACGGCGGGTTACATGCCTGGATACCTTTTGAAGATTCTGTAAGAATGAATATGACAAATAATAATACACGTCAAACACTTAAAACAAGTTTTATTAATAACGATACATATACCTATACTGGTAAAATTGCGGCAGGTGGTGCAACATTATCTGCCGGTGCTACAACTATTCAAACAATTATTCCTTACCCTGCGCCGACTGATGCATTGTATGTTGTAATTAAACAAAGTGTGATTAGTTTGGAGTATGTGATTGCAGACTATCCAAGTTTATTAACTAGCTATAATTATACAAATTGGTTGAATAATAGTATTACTGCATGTGTACAAATTAACTTACCAATTATTAATGGGGCACAACAGATTGTTCCATACGCAGGTAGTTGGACTATTACATTTTATTCAACTAGAGAAGCCCAACGACAAGCGATTAGTCAAGCACTTAAACCACAGGCAGATTTTTAATGGAATTCTTTTACGACGGTCAAATAAGACGATATATTTTACAAGTTATTCGTGTATTCAGTAACTTTGTAGTCAAGTACGGCGACGGCTCCTTACATCAAATTCCAGTTATGTACGGTGATGCAGATCGACAAGTGGCTAGTATTCTAAGAAATAATAGTGAAAATAAAGTCAATAGTGTTCCTAGAATTAGTGTGTATATTACAGGATTAGATTTAGATAAAGACAGATTGGCTGATCAAACTAATGTAGACAAAGTGCATATCCGTGAACGTGATGTTAACTCTTCTACAAATACATATAATCAAGCTCAGGGAAAAAATTATACTATCGAACGTTTAATGCCAACTCCTTTTAAAATAACTATGAAGGTAGATATTTGGAGTGCTAACACTGAACAAAAATTACAAATACTTGAACAAATATTGGTATTGTTTAATCCTAGTTTAGAGTTACAGACAA